CAACATACACTTTTATAGTCGAAGTATCAATATGTGGGTTGTCTAAAACGAATCTTTGGTCTAATGAACCGTCAACTGTGAAGTTTTTGCTAAGAAATGTGCCCTCTTTGATCAAAATATTCCTAAATGACGCTACAAAAGTGCCTGGAGAGGGTTCTGATATAGGTGCAGAGATGTCTTCGGACGTTGAGAACACATATGACGTGTTATTTGCGTCTCCTACACACACTAAACCTGCTCTTATAGTCGCTGTAGGGGTTAAATTTAGCGAAGTTATGTTTAGACCTACATCAAATGATACTTCTGCTGTGGCTGCCGTCCTAGAACGGGGTACATAACCTATATTTCTTGCTAATGAGACGACATTTTCTCTAACTGTTGCTGAATCTAGGAAAGATTCGTTCACAACCATGTTTGAGTTGAATGCTGTGATATACGTATTATAAGCTAACGTGTCTATAAGGACAGAAAAGTTCGATCCTTCGAAGTCAAAGTCCGTAAAAGTGGTATTAGCACGGAGATATGACTTGATTGAGGTTTTTATTTGATCAAAATCAAGATCTGTAAATTTAGTAAAAGGCATGTTATCTTGTTGCCTCTAAGAGGAATGAATATTCTTGTGTTGGAAACTCTTGTCCTATAATATCAAAGATAACGGTAACATCAAAAGCATTATCATCTACATTTGGGTTTACCACTACGTCTACATTTTCTATTCTTGGTTCGAAATTATCTAATGCAATGGCTATCTGCTGTCTTATAGTAGACGCAGTACCGAAATCAACGAATTCAAATAGGTTTCTTCGGACATCTGATCCTAAAAGAGTATTAAAGAACCTTTCAGTAGGAATTGTTTGCACTATATTTCTTACTGACCTACGAATTGCATCCGCATTCTTTAATACTTGTAAATCATTTGTTACAGGATGAGGTTTAAAAGACAATGAAATGTCTTTAAATGCTCTAGATATCCTTTTAATCGCCATTAGACAAAGGTTTTTTATTATTTATACTGGTTTTCCCATAAAAAAAGTGCCTCTTTCGAGACACTGCGGTTATTTTCCTTGTCCTCTGTACTTTTTACGAGCCGAGTTACGGGATGTTGCCGAATATTTTGAGTGATTTCCGTTTCCTTGACGAGTTTTTTTGGGTTTTGACTCTTTGAGAGCATTAGTACTTGAATAAACTGCCATTATTCCTCCGTGTTAATTTTAGTTTTTACTGTATCAGGGTGTGGAGAACCTGTTTTGTAGAATTCAATCGCCAAGTCCTCCATTTGATCGAAGTATTCGTTCTGAGAGAGGTTTGAATATACCTCCTTCCCATCTATGAGAATACTATATGATTCTTGTCTTTTCATGTCCTACACGCACACGTGGATCGCACCAGATTTCGTAACCTGCTTCTTTCGCATCAAGACAGAAAGAAACGTCTTCACCGCACATGTCCTGTACTTCGCCACTTTCGAAGACCTGCATCTTAGGTGCGAACCATGGATAAGGCATACCTTCGTTTTCAAATACTCCCTTTTTAATAAGAAGCCATCCGAAACCTGTGTAGTCCACTGTAAATGGTTTCTTTCTTTTCTGTATACTATCTACTGTTTCATGATTCATGACTCCACCGTTGTTACGGAAATCATCTTCTTCTAACCAGTGAGCAACTGAAGTTGTTTTACCATCTTCTGTAGCATACCAACCTGCTGCTATATCTTTTTCCATTAAGACTAACTGAAAGAACTTCTCAGAATTGAAGACTATATCTGAGTCAATCCATAATTGCCAGTCATATTTTAGTTTTCCATCCCATGGTAATTGCTTAGGCCCACGAAGAACGTTTGCACCCAAACATTTACAACGGGCGAAATTTACCATTGATGAATAATCTTGAGATATCTGTATACTTGCACCAGCCTGAACCAAATCAAAGCATAGTTGTACGAAACTCTTTAAGTATTGGTATGAGACTCCTCGGCCTGGTAAGCAGAAAACTATTGCCTTTCCCTTCACCAACTGCTTCGCTTTCTCATAGTCCCATTCTTGCACTTGCTTTTTTTGTGCAGTCGGTGATTTTGCTTTCACCGTGAATCCTTTAGCCATAAAAATTAAATTCCTTCAATTCAATCATATCACATTATATAGGTGTTGTCAATCAATCTGTATTTTCGGTTATTATCACTTCCTCATCTACCAAGTTCCATTTAAGTTCCGTATCTTCGAACCACCCCATCTCATTGATTATTGCTTCTGGTATTATGACCTTGTACTCCCCAGTTACGTTATCGACTTCTATGGCCGAAAAAATATGTCCGAAATTTTTTTGCATAAATGAAACGACCTTACATGTTTTTATATAGGGGAAAAAATTTTTGTATAAGGGGAAACATTTATCTCGCTTCCGTAACACTTTGTAGGTTAGGTTCCCATTCGGTTTTAATATAAGGGGGGATCGGCCCCCTTACACTGTCTGGCTAACTAATAATCAAACTGCTTGACCTGTTCGGCTGTGTCTATCAGATTTGAGATGCCATCCTGCTGTAGTTTCAAAACTACCTGTGAGTTCTTATTGGCTTTGCTTAGGCCTAAAAATGCTTTGATTCCGTTGTTGCTTGTGAGTCTAAGTCTGAGCCCTGTGTCCATTATAGCTCCTGTGATTGCTGATCTTAAGATGACCTTACGGCTGCTCTGCCCTTTCCAATCTCTTTGAAATTCGGCCGTCCAGCCCTTCTTAAGTAATTGAACTGTCTTAAGGTGTTCTTCTTTGACTATATGCACCTGCTTGGCCTCTGTGTCGTTTATGACCATGACCATGCCATGATTATCCTCTAACATGACCTGCTTGAGCCATGTGGTTAGGTCATCAGATTTAATTGCGTTTAACTGGTTGTTGCAATGGCTGGCGAAGTACTGACGGAAGTTTTCAACCTGCTTTTCGGCTTGGTCGGTGTCTCTGTATAACTTAGTCAATAGTATGAAATCTTCAAACTCTTTGGTGTCTACTAGGCCATCTATCTTAGAAGTGTTAACCCAGTCAAAAGACCCATTCTTTAGCCCCTTCTTATGCTTGATTGAAATATTAACGTCTCCAGCCTTTGCGTCTGCTTTGCTCTTTGTTCCTCCGAAGTGCTTAACCTCTTCAGCGAATAGGCCAGTCTCATTTAGAAAGTCTATTGTATTAAGTTCGTTTTTAATACCTGATGTGTGGACTGAGCCGTCTGTTTTGAACATTGAGTTTACTCCGTGTTTGTTATGTACTTATTATAATGGTTTTTTGATTATTATGCTTGGTTTTGGGCCAGTTGTTTTATTGGCACGTCTGTAGTCAATTTCAGTTGCTATGGCCATTCCGACTGTGTACAATGAATAACAGCCGCCAACTAATATGAAAAGTTCAATTCCTGTCATTTGGTGTGTCCTCCTTTAAAATGAATGTGCTTGTTAAGGTTCGGTAGTCGATCATTAGATCATAATCTTTGTCACGATACACTTCTAAGAGTGCATCGTAAACTTTGGGGTCTAAGGGTTTCATTTGATCTCCTGGATTAGTTCGGTCATTTCTGTTAAATCTGCTTCCTGCCAGATTGCTCCATCAGGTGTTTTTCCTTCGCCATTCTCAGGAAGAACCCAAAGTAAAAACTCACCGAATGTTTCTACCTCTTTGGCGATTCCGTAGTAACCCATGTCATTATTAATCCATAATGCACAGTTCCATGTAGTCCAATTTGACCAACCGTTATATTTGCCTGTTCCGATGTCTGAAAGATTGAATGTTGTTTGTACCATGTGTGGAACTCCTTTTGTTTATACTATTATTATAACGGATAAATCCGCAGCGTAGTGATCAAGTAGACGGTTTTTTAACTGTCACACTAATGGTCGGCCCAGATGATTTGTTTGCTAAAATTGGCGATGTCGAAACATATTTCACACATGCAATCCACGTTAGGGAAAGCGTCCCGCCAGTAGTAAATCTCTTCTAATGGTGCGTCCCAGTAGTAATAGAGGTCGGGTTGAAAGCTCTGGGCCTCCAAGTGTGGGGACTTGGTATAATCCAAGTCCTCTCTGTATGCTTCATCATAGTTCCCGCATACGTCACAGCATGCCATTATCCCATCTCCAGGAATTTGTTCATTGCCATTTCCCCTGCGATTTTCTCAGCATCTGCGTAGAATGGGGAATCCTCTTTAATTCCGATTTCAGCGAGTGCCTCTTCAAAGAGGGTTTCTAAAATTGAGTCGTTAACTGGGTGTGACATTATGCATACCTCCCTGCAGGGTGTGGGTTCGCCATTGTGCAACCGAATGAGTTAAAAAAGTCATTGATTGCTTCAAGGTCTAAGTCTGGGTCATCAAAATCAACTCCCCCTGCGTGGTCTACTCCCCACTCTGCAACTTCATCACAAAAAGTTGCGAAGTCTTCGCAAAGGTAAGCAATGTCGAAAAATGACTCTTTTTCTTTGATTCTGTTTATTAATCTTTCTGTTTTTGTTTGGATCATGAATGAAACTCCTTTTGTGTATATGTTTATTATAAGGGATAAAATCCCCTGATGGGGATTTGATGTGACAGTTTAATCTTTGTCTGTGTACTCACCTTCGATAACTCTGTTACCATTAAGTGCGTACCAGACTAACTGAGCATGACCGAATTGCTGTGCCATCTCATAGCAAAGGTCGAATCCGAAGTCATTTGTGACTTCTTCTTTGATATTTGTATTTGGAACTTCTACGAATTTTTGAATGAACATAATTTTTAAATTTGTTTTGAACTTATATTAGTATTATACACACAAAAGTGGTCACTTTGCAACCACTTGTGTGCCACTAATCCAACTGGGCTCTGGATCAGTATTCTGCGATCTCTTTCATGTAGGCCCACACCTCTGCAAAGGTTAGATAGCCAATTACATCTGACCAGATGCCACTTTCCTCATAATGTAAATTATCTCCTTTCAAGAGGGCCATTTCATACAGTCCATCTGGGCCACCATATGATCCTTCATGGCATGCTACACTGGCTCCGTATCCATTTTCAAAATAATATCTTACAACTTTGTTTGGCTTGCGGATCACTCTTTCTGTGTACATAATTTCAGAAGTTAGCTCTTTAAGGTCGTTTGGGTCGTACATAGTTTTGAAACTCTGTTTGTTTGTTATTCTTATTATAAGAGATAATGGGCCCTAGGGAAAGGGCCCATGTGCCACTAATAGTACTGGCTGAATATGTGTCCGTCGTACTCTGTATAATCATATGATAAATTTTCCCAGCTCTTCTCCCAGTCGATTTCGATCCATGAGGCCATAGGGTTCATCACTTCGCCACAGTCACTGGCCATTTGCTCCGCAAATTCTGCACCTGATCTATAATGGCCCATGTACGCATCACGGCAGCTGCTCACGTCATGTATTGAAAACTCCTCAATAAATGCTTCAACAACATCTGAGCCCATGTCTTCAATCTGATGCAAATAATCTAAGTAATCATACTGGAAAGCCTTCTCTCCGTGAGTTTCTATGAACTCCTGCATATCCTCTCTTTCAAAGCCCTCATCTTCAATATATTCCTTTATCAAACTTTCTGTGATCTCTGAATTAGAAAAACAAGTTGTTTCAAGATTTGCTGGAATAGGCATTAAGCTCTCCTTTAGGTTTACATGGCCATTATAACGCAATGGCTAAAAACGACAGTCTTCGGTGGACGGTTTGTAATCTGGGCCAAACTCTTTGATGTCGGCCAAAACTTCCTCTATAGTATCCGTGAACATCTCATCAAAGTAAGATTCCAACTCATCCATAGCCTCATTATAGGTTAAAGAGTCGATCCACTCTTGCTCACTGTTCATGACATAACGAACTAAATCTTTTGTCATCATGCCCTCTACGATCCTATCAACGTAGAGCTCCTTAAGATAACGAAATTCTACATCATTTAATTTGCGTCGCATTTGGCCCACCTCTGGTTGTTAAAGTTTGCGTGGCTGAACCACTCTCTATCGACTAATTTGTAAGATCCTATTTTATTATGAATTACGTAGCCCTCAGCATCAACAAGCTCTGGATTTCCTCCCTCATCTATCAAGTACGCATCAGGGCCCCACCTATGACGACACTGGCCCAGAGCTATCATTTTTAAGTTTTTAACACTGATCCATAACGAAATTAAAAACTCATTCTCGAAATCTTCGGGGTTAATGTGAATACCATATCTAATATGGCTATTTAATTCTTTCTTCAATTCTTTGGCCTCTTTTGTAGTTACGAATGTAACCATCTGAGCCATCTGTCTAACGAATTTCAAATAGTTTTTAAACTCAAATTTAGATCCGTATTTGTTATATCTGTTTATACAAGTACCTGCGTCAGGCTTAATGAATAAACAGTCAGAATTGCAGTCAAGATTGTGACTAAGGGGCTTGGCTTTTGCATCTTTTAGAGTTGTTGTTGTGGTGTACTGTGTATGTGGTGCTATTATTAAATGCTCATCTACTACTAAATCGAAGTCGTAAACCAATGTATTTGGCTGATATTGTTCTTTACCACCGAAGCCAATAAAATCTCCTTGATAAATGTTATCAGTATCAGGGAGCCAACGTAAACACGCAAGCAAAATATCTTGTATTGGGTGGCCCTCATAATGAGTCATAACATCAGCAGGGCTTTCACAAATCTTGATTTTAACTTTATTAAAAACAGATTTAGTACCTACGAACTGACGGCCTGTGGCTGGGTTCTTTCCCCATACGATAGCAGGAGCTCCGTCATACTTGACGGATATTTCCTGCTCTTGCTCTAACGCATCTAATACGGATAGATCCCCTGTTAAAATTGTGTCCTCTGGGTGTTCTAAATGAGTGTTTTTCATTAATAACTCCTGTAAGGGTGGATTTTATTACTCACATAGTCTAACGCATTAGAAGTTAAAATGCGAGTATTTGTTCTTAATTGAAATGTATTAGTAAGTAACATGGCTGCTACTCCTATGATGACTAAGTTTTTCATTTTAGATTAATAACAATGTCTTGTAATTGAGCAAGTTGGTTAACATCTAATAAGTTGAACATTATATCAACTATATCATGTGATGTTCCATTATCGCCTTCTTCGATAATGTCGTGTATCTCTTCTAATAATGTTTTCATTTTACCAATCTCCGTTCGCATCTTCGTAACAATCCTCATTCCAGTGTTCGCCAACATTGAGAACACCTAAACGAGTCATTATCTGGTCATATAAAAACATACCTGACCTAGACATTCTCCCGCAAGTGTAGTCCCAACCTAGTTCCGCTAGGTCTTCGCATAGGTCAGTTTTGTTCTTATAACGATCTGTTTTTAGGGTTGCATTTAACGACATTTTACTTACCTCCGTTAAATTGCTGAATTAAATAATTTGTATTTCTATCCTGTTTCTTCTGTAAATCATCACACATTTTTATTAATCTTCTTAACTCTGCAACATCTTTGTTGAACTGGTCAGTAGTGTAGGTCATTAAGTCCTCCATTTGTGTACATATACATTATAACCCCAAACGAATCACGAATGGGGTTACAGTGTGCCACTTTTCTAAGTGGTTAAGTTGTCGAAATATGATTGGGGTTGCTCTGTTGCTACTTCACCATCTAACCATTTGTTAATGTGTCTACTGGTGGTGACTGACCAAAACTTGTCAGTTCTATAATATTTGTTGTCATCAGATAAACAGGCAACAGGGGTTCTATATGAGAATAAAACTTGAAATCCGTTTAGGTCAACTTGTGTCATGTTTGACGCAATAGGTGTGAGTTGCATAAATGCTCCTTTTGTTGTACTTTTATAATATATCACCTCATCAGGTGATTTGGGATCAATAGTAGACAGTTTAACGACTGGCCACTATTGTGCGAATAATTTCGAATAATAGTCTATCTTGTCTGAGTCTCTCTTGAGAATACAGATTTGATTGACGTGCATTAGGTGTGGTAAATGGGGGTGGGCCTCTTCCCAGTTCTCCCAGTCGTACACGCTCACCGCATTTTCTAGATCCACGGAACCATCCTTGAAAGTTGGGCAACTCATGAACAGGCCGTCATCGTCTATCCAGAATGTATGGCCAAGGTGAATTGACTCATACATTCTCATCGTTGGTTTGGTGCCTATCATTCGCAACACTCAATAGCGTTTACGAATGTTACACAAGCCTTTTCAAACTTTTTGAGTGACCAAACAGGGATTTGATCATCCTCTTCACCCACGTAATAAAATAACTTGTTGATATCGTTCTGTAGATTCAACAGAGCTTGTTCGTTCTTTGTGTAACTCATTTACTAATGTGTTTTTGTGTACATACTCATTATAACAAAAAATGGCCCACCGTATACACGATTAGGCCACTTTATTAACTGTCCACTAAGTCAGACATAATAACGAGAATAATATTATACTAATAATAGTTAATACGTTTCTCTCCTCCAATGCGTCTTTATTCTTACCGTAGGCTTGAAAGATTTCTGCTTTGGTGTTTTTTAGGGATACTTGTTGTTTCATTGTTAGATATTTTATAATCACCACGTAAAGTCATTTTGGTTAATATATGACTCAACATCAAATTTGTCATCCTGCTTGAACTCTGGCAGGTCGTAGAGTTCACCTGGTGTGTCCATTAATTCCTGCAAGAGAATGTCTTCGTATTCCATGTTTTTTTGTGATGTGGTTTATGTGTGGTCTTACGGTTTCGATCCTAACGGTATCTTTTACGGATCAATGCCAACCGTGTCATAACTACGATACCCGCCACATTTCTAATATAATTCAGGCCGCCCACTTTTGCAAGCGGGGGTGTGCCAGTTTGTTAATAGGCACTACGAAAGACTTGGAATATTATATCCTCAGTCTCCGTGAGTATGTCTTCAGATCCGTAGACCTCGTTAAGAAATTCTGGATCATGATCCTTAAATTCACTCAACGCACCATCAATAAGTGTCCACTGATCATCTGTGAAAAAATCACGAATCAGATTGATTTGAGAATGAGAATAAGATTTCCCATTGATTGTTAGAAAATTGTCCATGTACACAATATAAACCAGATCCACAACGAATGGGGATTTCGTGTGACAGTTTAATTAGTGGCACTCAGCTGGTTGAAAAGGTCGGCCGAGGTGTTATAATAAAGGTAAGAAGTTCGGGGGTACGAACTATAAAATCTTCGTCACGGCCCCTGCGATGAAATATTATTAGCAACACTAAGTAACATTCTCAATAAGAAAAACTTAATGAGAATCAATAATATTATGCTATTGAGAATCAATAACGGATCCTTATTGAGAATGAGATGCGAAAAAAAATGCGGTGTGACACCTCATAAACCTGCACAACACATGCACCGCACCACATCCGATGTGCTATAATGTAGGGATGTGTGAATCTAGTAAGTGTGTATCATAATATACATGTGAATGTACACATATCTCGTAGTGTATTATGCATAGTGTATGTATGCAAGCTCTGTGTAATCGTATGAATCTCGTGCGTATTCCTCGTCGAGATCCCACGTATCTTGCATATTGTATGTGTAATTCTCGTCGAGATCTTCGTGACATGAGATCTCGTAGTCCCAAACGTAATCTTCCATGAGAATCTAGTAGAGAATTGAGCTTTGTATATAATGATTATACAGGATCTCGACTAGATTGTCAAGTATCTCGTAACGAAATCTCGTAGTAAAAATCTCGTAGTCAACACATAATAGTATATTTATACTATAAGTGCTTATAATGTAACGAAATACACATATTCTGGGAATTTCCCGATCCGTGGCCTTGACAAAGAGCGATCCTTATGCTACGCTCCCTAAGCCCACAAGTACTGGAGCCCTTTATGAGAATAATACACACTATTGAGAATCAATAATGATGCTTATTGACTATCAATAAGAGATGTTATTGAGAATGAGATAATTAACAGTTTTATATTTATAAAGCCATTTAAAACCTATTTTTTAATACTTTTTGTATCAAAGCCTGATACATTTTCTCTAAGGATCAATGTATCTGTGTCTCTGAGACTTATAAGCACCAAAACTCATGTTCTCAGTACTCTCTTCCTCCTGTATTTTAGGTGCATCAGGGTCAGTATTATCATTAACTGATACCCTCCTTCTTACAAATTTCAGTTCACTCCAATTACTCTTATAACACAACAAACATATGTGATGTTTCTTATGTCTAACTGGTTTACCACTTGTGTATTCACATACTTCTCTTTCCTTAGTTCCTACCTCTATGGTAATATACTGTTCGGGTGTTCTCCATCCTCTTTTTGGTTCTGAAGGCTCTGCTTTAAAATAAACCCATCCTTCATGTACCATACCGAGTGCAGTTGTCCATATAACATAGTCATTGACTTCAGGCTCGTATGGTTCATCCATTATACTACTCTTTTAACTTTGATACGATCAGGTGCAGTTCCACTATCTAATAGTATTTGTGTATAATGCTTACTTATTTCTTTTGTAAGATTAATACATTGTTCGCCATCTATAATTGCAGGTTCCCATCCTGTAGTTTGTAGTTCATAAAGATTATATCTCTTTACGTCATCAGCAGGTGGTACTTCTAAGTTAGGGTCTTTGGGGTTCATACGATAAAGGCCTCAATTAAATCAGATTTGTAATTTGTTGTAAGAGTCAGTTTTTGTGCATTTTGTATAGCAGGCCATATAAGACTTCGCCACTCTTTGGGGAATTGTTCTTCTTTGGTTAGTATGTCGTTACACTCTGTGTCCGACTCTGCTATTACATTTAGAATACCTTCTCTTTTAGGTTCCCAATAATTTAGAATGTACAGATACTTAATTGGATCAGCCATTTAATTATGTGGGTTGTAATACCTTAGTACAGTATATATTATACCACATATTATGGCAATTGTGAGTATTGTTAGCAGTATCATAAAAACTCCGATATGTAATAATCAACAGTAACCTCTAACTTTGCGGCTTTGGATTCTAAGTCCTCTGTGATTTGTTTGTGTTGTTCCTCCCTGAGATAGTACTCAAAGATTGATTGTTCTGAATTAGTCATGTAAGATTTAATTGCATTGAGTAGTGTGTCGATCTCTTTATCATTCATCGCCAAGCCAGTCTCCTTTTGTATCATAGATGTAATCGACATAATATGGCCATTCATTATCGAAAGCCTCGATTTCATGCGGTTGTACTGAGTAATCTAAATCATGTACTCTGATACCATCCCATGTAACTCTACCTGATCGGTTCTTGAGTTGTCCTTTTACCCATTGTCTTAAATGTATTAACTCATGTATGAGTGTAATCGCATATACAGTAGGATTCAGATTTGATTGAATATCAATCGTGAAGTCACGTGGCCTGTGTATATCCCCAAAGTCAAGGTCAATATCACAAAATCCAAATGCACCCTCACGTTTTAGACCACGATGCTGTATGTTAATGAATAGTTTGTGACGTGGTAGATATTTAGTTATAAACCAGTCAACAATATCCTTACAGGTTGTTGTGCTATAACCATATCCGCAAGTTTGTAAATGATACATGAGCCCCAATGTAAAAACCAAATAAAAGAACTGATAAAAATTAACTTCTCCTTAGAGGTCATATTCATAAAAGAACACCCTCCTTACCATCTACGTTAATAAAACTCTTACGTGCTATCTCAGGGATATACTCATAAAAGTTGGTGTACATAGAATCATAATCAAAGTAATCATCCATTTTAGATGCTATGGTAGAAACTTCATTCTCAGTTAGGCCTGGATAAAATTGTCTTACAACTTCATTCAAGTTGATTGTGATGATTGAATCGTTCATAATAATAGTATATCAAATAAAATGAATAAGTGCGAGTACTGTTTTACAATTAGTTACTTAAATGATGTGAGTCTGTGTGGTCTATTCTCACAAAATGAAAATGATTTTACACACCATCCTAATTTCTCTGTGATTAAATCAGGAAGTAACTCTTCGGCCTCTTCCATATCGTTAGTATCTACCCACCAAAAACCAAGTGCATTATCAATTATAAACTGTTGCTCATCTTCGGGAAGTGTTCCCATGCTATCTTCAAAATCAAGTTCAAGTGCTTCAAGAATGACGTGCATAGTAATCTCCTTTGTTTATAATACTATTATAACGGATATGGATGCACTATTGTTGGCTCTGTGTGACACTTTCTGAACTGTTCATATCTTCAACCAATTTATCCACACACTCATTATAATACGTGAATCCATCATCCCACTCCATTACTGGTTGTTTTGCCTTCTTCTTTTCTAACTCCTCATAATACTTGTCTATTGTTCCCTCTAACACTTCGAATACAGAATCTACATCCTTATGGAATTGTGAGTCCTCAGCATCATCGGAGCCTTGCATATATCCTTCCATTGTATAGAGGATTGTGCTAATTTGACCTTCAGTTAAGGTAAGAGTGTGTAAAGTGTTTAAAGACATAATTTTAGTGTTTTAGGGGCCTTACTATCATACCTGAGACAAGTTAGAGGGCAGCCACAGGCGATTCTGAGAGGAGCAGTTTGGTATCATTTGATACAAATTAGAGTGGATAGTCCATTTGAACTGGTATGAAGTCATCATACTCATATTTGTACCCAATTACTCTAACATCCTCAAATTGATCAGTATTTTCATCTACTGTGCATACATGAGCATTGAGATATGCCTGTATCTCTTCTGCTAAGTGTAATGGGTTGATCTCTGCATCAGGTGTTGCTTCGAGTCTGACTTGAAAAGTTGCTGTTTTCATTTGTAGCAGTAAATTCTATCGTGATTTTCAATTAGGTTAAAATCTGACTTAGGGTTCTTGTCTGCATCCCAAGCCAATGTAAATGCTTTTGCATATACTAAGTTTAATAGCACTTCTTCTCTGTCTGGTGTTTCACTAGGGTTGCTACAATTTAATCGTGATTCAACCATCATTTCACTCTGACCTTCTAAGTGAGTAACAAGTGCTGTAAGTTCAAGATCGTCAAGTTCTATTGTGTGTTTCATTTTACTACGTAAGTGGGTTCATCATCAAATTGGTGGGGTTTACCCTTAGTGTGGTAGAATCTCTCATCAAGTTCAAGTTCTTCAATAACAGCATTGCAAGCTGTCTTTAAGTCCTCATCATCAATGTCGAAATCTGCTAATTCTACTACTTCATATATTTTGCTGTATAGGTAGTAGAGTTGATCGTCATTAGTTCTCATAAGTTAATCCTCATTAAGTTCATCATACACCCTAACAGATAAACTTTCATTATCTGTTGTTACAATATTATTTCTGTCCATTGCCTTACCTACAATCTCCCAAATTTGATGTACTT